AGACCACTCCCCCTGCACCATTTGCATCACCATCTCGTTGTACTGCTGGCATCTTATCCCAATATAAGTTTCTTGTCCGGAACTTTGATGCCTGTGGTTGCTTCGATGTATTTCATTTTAACAGCATCTTCGGCGTAGGCATAAAGTGATATGCTGTTGATATTTAGTTGTATTTCTCGCTTGATATCTGCGGTAAACATTGAGGGCACCAGTCCCATGCCTTGTGGTCCTGGCGCCACGCTTACAGGGTCGCTTATAGTGATCCACTCTGCGTTGAACTCTTGTTTTTCAACACGGGCAATCAACTCTTCTCCAGAATTGAGTTTGAAGGTGTACACTTGATTTTGATCGAATTGCATTTTAAACTTTCTGTATAATATATTGATAGTTGATCATTTTGACTTTTATGTGCTTTTGAAACATGTTTACAAAAGCATCAATGGACATTTTGGGGCGGTCCAATGAGTCTGCGGCTGCCATCCAAAGGTAGTCGTCAAAAATCATGTAACCATTCTTTTTTAACAACCCAAATGCCATCACAGCGTCTGCCAGTACTTCATCTGCGCTGTGACTCCCATCCACATAGACAAAATCAAATTGTGCTTTTTCTGTTATTAACTCGGCCAGGGCATAGAAACTCAAAGTTGGCATGAGTCGAACTGTTTGATCAGGTGCTTTGACCAGGTCAGTATTGTGACAAAATACTTGTTCAATTAGATTTGGTGCTGGCGGCTGATCGTTTTTAAAAGCACTAAGCGGTTCATTTGCAAAAGGGTCTATACAAGTAATTGAGCCATTTGGTGTCAGTAAATTTTCCAACATCCAACAGGTACTGCGACCTTCGTGACATCCAATTTCCAAAATTGATTCAGGAAGTGCATCCATCTGTGCCTTGGCATATTCAAAGTTTATCAGGCCGTTTGTGAACCAATCAGCAGTGAAAAATTTATTGGTCGCAAGGTCTGGTATTTTTTCTTTCAACCATGACATGGTCATTGCATCAGGATCAAACAAGTCGTTTTCTAAGTTCATTAAACCCTCCCACGAGTTCTTCATCTAAAAATATTTGTGGCACCGTGCGGGCGTTTGGTACTGCTTCTAGTAGTTGTTCTTTGGTCCAGTCCTGTGACACATTTCGTTCTTCATACTCAATACCTTTTTGTGTGAGCAAGGCCTTGGCCTGGTCACAGTAAGGACAGTGATATTTGCTCCATATAATAGCTTTCATTTTAGTTTTCCTTCTTTTGATTTGTCGTAAGTCTTGGCAAAGATGTCGGTTTTAATAACACCATAGTCGCCAGGACCGTGCTTGACAATATAGTCATTGCCACGAGTGTATTCTAAGTTACCCCAACTTGCTTTGACAACACCATCGCTATCGGCAAGTTTTGCTACCTTCATGATCTTCTTAGGAGTAGCAGTACCATCCCTGTTGTCATCATAGTAAGCCGCAAACTTGATAGGACTCACAGGATACCGCTCGCCTTTGGGTCCTGTAATAATCTTGTGACCTACTGTGTAGGCCACAGGGCCTTCCAGTGTGTCTACTGTGCCGTTGTCTACAGCAGTTTTGTAACTGATAGGGGTTGGGTGCTTGTAGGTTTCAAACCCACCGTTGGCAAACCATTCGTCGTTGATCATAGTTCCGGCAGTTCGTCGTAGTCGATGCTGTCGCTCATTACCCCAATTACATAGTTAGTTGATTCATTCTCCTGGAGTGCAGTTTGTTTCTTGCTGGTGTCCACGTGCTTAGTAAACCAAGGAATAGGAGTTGAACGTGGTGCTGGCTCGCTATACTTGATACCAATTTCTTTGAGTGCGTTGAACGCTGTAAAGTCCACAAAGTCTTTGAGAATGTTGGCGTTCAGGCCAATCACTGGACCTTTGTTGAACAAGTAGTCGGCCCAGGCTTTTTCTTCACGGATCACATCCAGGTACATCTGATACACTTCGCCTTCGCATTCGGCTTTAACTGCGGCAAAACGAGCATCTTCTTTGACCACTTGATTGATCAACCAACCGGTCCACTCTTTGTGTAGCACTTCATCTTGTAGGATCAACTGAATAATATTGCCGTTGCCAATGAAGATACGATTCTCTACCATGGCCAGGCTGGTGGCAAAACTCACCATAAAGCGGAATGCTTCCAAGGCATAACTGGCATTGAGTGCCAACCAAATGGCTCGAATGTGTTCATGTTCAGGAAACTCTTCCAACAACTCTTTGCGACAGTTGATCATGTGCAGTCGATCATAGTAGTTGCCCACACTTGATGCCATGTCCACAATTTCTTTGGTGTCGTGGATTGTGTTGAACACATCCTTGGGCACGTTGTAGATGTTGCGAATGATGTGACTGTAACTACGTGAGTGAATGTTGGTTTCAAAGAAGGTCCAGTTGTAGACCAGGGCTTCAAGTTCTGGAATTGACACAACAGGTGTGAAGATTTGACTTGGGCCACGTCCTTGCAAACTGTCCAGTGCTGTTTGACGTAGCAGGTTTGATGTAAAGATATGCTTGACGGTATCGCTGGCATCTTTGAAATCTTGTGCGTCTTTGGTCAAACTGATCTCTTCAGGCACCCAGAAGAAACCACGTGCTTCTTGTTCGTACTTGACCAGTTTGTTGTACTTGACTTCTTCAAAACGTTGTACTGTCACTGGCCCTGCTGGGTCAAGAAACATCTTTCTATTGAGATAGTCTGTTTTTGTTTTTAAATTGTATTGTGCTCGACTCATTTTTATTCCTTGGTTTGTATGCCTGCCAATACCCATCCTCCGCTGGCTTTGGATTTGGTCATGTTCCAAACTTCTTCAAATGCTTCTGGATCCGCACCCACAGTGTCTTGTATCACACCTGAGAATTCCACACTGGCCACATATGCAGATTCAGTTTCTTCTATGCCCAACAGTTTTGTTGTCAATGATATCACTGCTGTTCTGTAATGTTCCTTGGCGTCACGTTGTGCCAATTGCTGTTGTGTTTCTTTCAACATGGTTTCTGTCATCATGTTACCCAGTGTGACCATGTCTGCACAATCCCATGCACCTTGTAGCAGGGTAAAGTTTTGTTTGGCCGCAGATTCAAATCCCGCCACATCAAAATCTGCAGGAATTGTCCATGTGTTAGGTGCGGCCAAGGCTGATCCAATCATGGCGCCACCTGAGAATCGCGTGGACTGGGCTATTTCAGGATTTGGTTGTGGTCCTTGATAGGCAAGATTGCTACTGCTGGTCATTGACCGTTTGCGCATGAACCAACCTATTGCACCCAATGCCACAGCACCAATCAACAGCACCATCATAATATTGCCAAATGCCTCTCCCAGACCCAGACTGCTGGCCAGCCAGGCCAGGCCAAGACCTGCCGCTAGTCCACCCAACATGGCACCCCATGGACGAGCGGGTGCAGGTGCTGGCGCCGCTGTTGGTGGTGCGGTTTGTGCCGGAGGTGCGGCTTGTTTTTTAGTGACATTGCTACTCTGCTGTCCCACGCTTTTACCACCGCCTAGACGGTTGCCGGCTTCTGCACTGACACTGGACAAAGCCATCATGCTCACTAACAATATTGAGATTAATTTTTTCATGTTTTTCCTTTATAATTTACACGCTTCACAGTCTTCCTCAAGATCAAAATCAATGATTTCGAGAGGTGCCGTTTCAGCAGTTTGTTTTGATCCGGCTTTGTTGATCAGGCTGTAGTAGAATGTTTTGATCCCCCAATGATGTGCTTGCATCAAGTTCCGGGCAATCAATGTTGTGGGCACTTTGCGGTCTGCAAAGTGTGCTGGGTTATAGAATGTGTTTGTTGAGATAGACTGATCAACATAGGCCGCTAACACAGCCGCGGTTTTCAAGTAGCCATCACAGTCTTTTTGTGCCCACATCATTTGATACTTGTTCTTGAGTTTGTGATACTCTGGAACTACTTGTGTTAAGGATCCTGCTTTGGATTCCTTCACAGAGATTAGACTCATTGGCATTTCAATACCATTGGTAGAATTAATTACAACTGAGCTTGACTCCACTGGAGCAATGGCCATTAGTGTAGCGTTACGCACACCATATGCCCGCATGTCAGCACGTAGGCTTTCCCAGTTCAGTTCAGGTGCAAAATCGGTGAGTTCATTTACACCTTGGGCTCGTCTCTCCCAGGGAAATATACCACGACCGTAGTATGTGCGGTCACTATCTTTGCAACGGCCTCGCTCCTTTGCAAGTTCAACTGTTG